AAAGTTATGTTTAAAAATAATTTCAGTGAAGAAGAAGATGACTTATCCTACTTTAGAAATATAGGGGGCAAATTGATTCTTGAGGGATTTAGAAACAAGAGAGATTTAAAAACACAAATAAAAATTTATCAAACATATATTTCATTTGTCCAAAATAAAAAATTATATAAAATTAATGAAGAAGAAAGAGATTATTATATTGCTTGTATTTTGGCACTTTGGAAATTAAATGTTTATGACCCTGATGATGCTACAAGTCCTTTGTTTATTGCCCCTAAGAGAAAGAAAAAGTCTGTGAATAATTTGGCTTAACATCATCAGGATTTTTGAGCATACTTGCTAAAAGTTGCCCCTCCTTGACTTGCTTTTCATTTTGTGATTTTAATAAAGTTTCTACTGGTGTTAAATCTATTTGCTTTGTTTTGGTTATTTTATAAATCACTGAACTTGATTTATCAACTTTAGAATAACTCCCATCAGGGTCGTGAACACTTGTTTTGATAGCAGTTATTACTCTCTTTTCTGTATTTGTAAAATTTAATTGAGTTTCTTGTTGAGAATAGAAATCTCCGTATCCGTTAATTTTATTAACAATTGCTACAACAGGTCTATTGACTGCGTTTGCTGTTGCTAATGTTAAATCTTGATTTCCACCGACAAAAGATGATTGAGGTAAGATATCACTTCTAATTGTGAAATAAGGTCTTGCTGTTTTAGTTGGCAAGTCAACAGCAGTTATTCTCGTGCTTCCTTCTCCATCTTTAAAAAACACGGTGACAGGGGGCAATATATTCTGTTTTGCCGCCAACCGCTGATAACTAAGAGGCGGGTTTAATGTAAAAATAGAATTCCCATATCCGTTTTTTGTCCATTCTAACATATCTCCTGCGCCGATGATAGCTTGAGTTGTCAGTGATTTCATATTTGAGGAATCAAGTCTGTTATTTATTTGTGTTTGTCTGCTTGTATCTTCATTACTAAATTGATTATAAAAATATCCTAAAACACCAATTAAATTTTCATCCCAAGTTTTTTCAGGGACTATGATTTCTTCTATAAATAGACCGCAGGTAGCATCATAAATTGTCCAAGGTTCTAAATTATTGCTAAACATAAGTTGAGCAGGATATTGCCCAGTAGCGGCGATTTCCAGTTTTGGTTCAGGATAAGGGGCAACATTTGGACAATAAGTAGTTCCCAACATCGCTTTATTAACTTTATAACATATTGATTCTGCTTGTTGATTCGCCGCCACTGCCAATTTTGCCCCGCTCTTGATTCTACCAGCATTTCCAACATTTCCTGCTCTCTCTCCTGTGTGGAGACCATCAAAACTAAATCTATCTTCTTGGCTATCATAAATCAGTGAAGGAGCATCGGCACCTAATAAAATTTTATGATACAATGCCCCTGTATTAATTTTATTGACTGTTCCTTCATCATTTAGATTTTTGCTTATTTGATAATCTCCTCCGTAATCAGTGACAGGAAACTGTCCGTTAACTGCTGTCGCTACGTCATTTGGCACAAGTCCGTTATACATAACGATTGCTGATGAACCATATGCTGAGAAATGATAATCAAATCCAAATCTACGACCAACTGGGTCTTGTGCCCCTGAATTAGCAATGTGTGAAATCCCATTATATAACCAAGAAGGAACTTCATTTCCTGTCCTTGTAAACTGAACTCCAATATAAAACTTCTCACTTCCATCTGCTTGCTGGACTCTCACTTTCCTTGCCCATCCGTATGCCAAATCATTGATATCACTGAGTCCTACTCCATCCTCACAATATGCGACATCAATACTAGTATAAGAAGCAGTGTTCTCATTATAATCAAAAAACAAAGGATAAGTTGCCATACTATTATCATAGTGAAAACCTGCTGGAATTGCGTGGTCTTGTCCATATAAATCATATCCTAAATGGCCGATTGGACAATGTCGGTGAGTTCCTGCGGGATTTCCTGCTAGAGGGATTGTATCATCTTGTCTATTAAAATGAAGATATCTATGTAATCCTGGTTTTATTTCTGTGAGATTGAGAGGCTGATTTGTGCTTTGATAAACTCCCTCAAATAATTCCGGATATTTTGCCTGAATTACAAATAAATCATTTAGATTTAATAATTCGTCTTCTGTCCAAGGAATTCCTAAATTTAATACTTGAGCATTTCTTGGAGTATCCTTTCCGTCTCCTGTGGCAGATTTGAGGAATCCTGTGCTCCCATTCGTTTTTCTTCCCTGAATCCAAAGGTCAGGTCTTTTAACTCCTATATGCTGATATTGACTCATATACATATGAGCACTATTTGTTCTTGCTTCTATATCTGCCCCTGTTGCTGCGACATTTTTAAACAATTCATAATTAGAAGAATTATAATTATAATTAGCGCAATTATATGTTTTAAACAAGGGTGATTCATAATAATTTACTAATTCATTTTTAGCATAATATCCGTTAATAGTTTCTGTTGCGTATTTAAAATCTCTTTTTTGTAAGATTCCCCTTTTATTCATTTGTTCAGTGATTTCTGCGGCAACATCACTAGGCGAATTAAAACCATCTTTTGATTTCATTTTAAAAACTTCTTTAACAGGTGACCAAGTATAGAGTATTGCTGGGTCTCTTTCATCATATGCTGCCTGATATGCTACTGTTCCGGGAGCTTCACCTGATTGCCCACCTGCCCCTCCTAATAAATCAAGAAATTGACCTGCTGGAATAGAATTATCACTAGCAGAAACTCTGTCTCTGTAGATTTTTTCTGCCCTAAATAAAGTATATCTACTACAATCATTTCTTATCATTCCCTTTTTTAAAGTTGCGGGGGCAGCGGCAGGGGGCAATGTAGGTTCACTATTTGCTCCATTCTTTCCAACAATTTTATAATCTGCGGGACAAAATTGATTTGCGACTCCAAGAGGTGCCCAAATAGTAGAATCGTGTTCTCCTCCTGGGTCTAAATTATAAAGAATATTTCCCATAGACCCTGGAATTCCCTGAGCGGCAGTTGCTGGAGTGACACCGATTGTGTTATCCCAAACTTCGTAAGGATTCACTTTTCCCGTGTTCCCACTAGCATTTCCAATATGACGACGGGGCAAACTAATATAATGTTCTCCGTTTGTTGTTTTATAAGGAGAAAAAACTATATTAGTTTCACCATCATTAATAGTAAATTCGTGTTCTTCATTTCCAGCGATTTCACAGCCAAAATCATAAATATCAGTATTGATTGGAGCGTCTCCTACTGTCGGGAATGATGTGTAAGGATTTAGATATTGTATTTCTTTGCTAATAATTGCTTTTTGTTTTATTGCTCTAACTCTTTCTTTGATTTCTATTGCCCCTGCTTGTGCTCCTTTTTCACTGACAAATCCTGAATGAACTTGGATTTTATCTCCTATGTCTAATACTAAACCATCACCGCATCCGCAAGTCCACTCAGCAGGAGTTGTGAAATTTTGAGTTGTCCCTTCTAAACTGGATTGCCTACTACACTCAACCAAGATAGTCTGTTCCATATATTTTATTATATGTTTTTAAAAAAGTTTTAATTAAGAAAATCAATATTGTTGCCTAATTGGAAACATTTAAGCATAAACAACTTCCATCCTTCCTTCATTGAGTTGTGCCATCCTGACAACCTGAACCCACGCTCGCAGAGTAGAAGCTCCACTCATAGTCGTCCGCTGGTCATATAATTCTATGCCGCGAGAATTGACCCGCTCATTGCGATTGAGGCGATAGCAGTGCCAATTGCCCCTGGAACGAAGGTCAACGTTTAGCGCTGAACCACCCGCCGCCGCAGAACCCATCGGGTAATCCTCAAAAGCACCAAATTGGACTTCCTTTGCTAACTGCCCCTGACCGGAATAAACATCACGATTGATGTGAGGCATTCGCCCCTCAGTCATCAGGATATTGTGGAATTGACGAGCAGAATTGCTAACATCAATAGGGAATAAAAATAAATCATTGTATCGCAGATTAGTCGTGATAGTGCCGTTACCCGCTGCCGTTACAAGCGGGGTGTCTGAACCGTAATTATTAATAGGTCCCTGGTCAAAAGGAGTTTTATTTTCTACCTGAACACATACTTTATTTACTATGCGACCAGCGCCACCAACATTTTGGATTAACTGACCCGCGAATTCCGCTGAGGATACTGTCCTCTTAACAAACTGATAATCAACATAGGAGAAACTCATATTAGCATTTGCCTGCTGATACTGAAGCATCATTTCCTGAGGATAGAAGATATAATCAGCCATCTTCACAGAATCTCTAATAATTGTAGCATCGGCATCAGCTACATCACCGAGAGTCGTGACGATACGGGATGAATCGGCGCCAGCACTAGGGGCACCAACCTGAGGAGTGAAAGTAAGATGAATCGCAACCTGCTCCTTTAACATAAATAGAGGAAGTTGATTCATTTTAAGGAAGGGGAATAAATCAGCAAGAAGGATAGAGAAAACGCCTTCATTAAAAGTATCACACCAACCCATCACAGCACGACTTGCCCCTGGGTCTGTGCCCTTCGGCAGAACCTGACGACCAACTCGCGTATTATCATAATCAAAATCATTGCCGTTATCAATACAAATACTATCTGCTTCACTGATACTCTCAATATTATTAGCAGCAGTTCCAGCATCTTCATACTCTGCCTGACGCTCTTTGAGAGTTGCCGACATAGCAAGACCCGTGCGAGAAGAAAACACTTGTTCGCGTTCTTTGAGTTGTTCAGGAGTAATAAAATTACTCTCATATGCCTGATAGTGGTTAAAATCTTCTATTTCACTAATAGTTTTTCCACCAACAGTTAATCTTACTCGCTGAAGTAAAGCACCAACGCCAACATTAATTGGTAAAAAACCATTCTGCCCCTGAGTTGGAGCGGTGAAAACACTTTTATCAACACCAAGAGTGATGCGAGAATTAGAATGAAGAATACCCTTGTTTGATAATATAAATCTACATTCACTCTGTGAAAATGAAACTGGCTCTAAAATCTCAGTTGCGACATCAATTGCTGTATCAGTAGGAATTGTGCCTATCTTGACTAAATCGGGAATTGTCCCTGCTCCAACTGGAGCGCTCGTCTGCGTCATAGCGGAATTATTAATACTAGTCATATTTTATTATATAACTTAACAAAAATAAAAAATTAAAGCGGAAAAATTAAAATTTAATTACCGATTATTTTAAAACCTGGATACCGCTTGCGGTAGAAACACAAGTTTGTTTAGAGTGAACAAAAAGGAAAATCGCCTGTGGAGAATCGCTGATAAGTCTTAACTGAAGTTGGACTCCAAACGGAACATTTGCGAAACTGATTCCCTGGTCGCTAATAGTATCATAGGCAACACCTAATCCGTAAGAACTGCCCCCATCCTTGATTTCTTTTGCTTCCTGATAATTATTAGTCATTGAGAAATACTTAAAATTGTCACTCTTAACACTTGAGCGATTAACCTTAGCAAATCCCATCACAGAATTAATATAATTTCTTGCTAACTGAGAATCAATCGTCGTGTTAGAAGTATCCTCTTTTTGGATTGTATCAAGATTATACTGAAGAGGGTATCTTTCTCCGCCTCTCGTAAATACTGCCTGCTCAACTACTGCTACTGAACCATCACTGTTAGTGAAAGGAAGAGTCGCTAATCCGTCTCGGTTGAGGTTATTAATATGCGATGCGGGAACAACATTCATATAAGCGCCAAGCACCTTGCTGAGAGCAAGATTAAAATTGAGATTGGCATTTGCTGAATTAATAGTTTGATAATATGAAGTAATAGAATTGTAAACAAATGTGTTTGTAGTCTGCGACATTAGCTGAGAAAGTTGGTCAGGGGGAGGCACCATCGTTTCACAAACAAGTCTTACATTAGATAATTCATAATGAGCATTAAGGAGATTCGTGACAGTGTTATCCTTAGAAAATAAAACATTGCTGTCAGGGGCAAGTTGGAGTTCTATACGAAGACCGCCGACTCCCCAAGTTCCTGAAAGAGGGATAGGGTCCTGACCTAAAAATAGACCACAGACGAGAGGAATACAAAATTCATTTTTACCCGTCGGGTCATCTGCCTGAGTGTTAGTAATTACCCCTAATTCCTGTGCTTTAAAATTGGGGAAACGAAGCGAAGTTTCATAAGTATGCCCCGCGAAATCATCCATACTTTGAGTGACGGATAGATAAGAAGACATCATACGATTGTGATGATTAATAGATTCCATCACCTGACCCGATTTCTGCGAAAAAATCGTAAGTTGGTCAATAACAGCATTTACCCCTAAACGCTCATTCATACGAATTCCATCTGCTTCGGTTGGCAGAGTAGTGCCTCCAGCATCCTTCCAAACAGTAAATTCACCGACAAGGCGAATAGTGCCCGGCTTGATGAATCTATCCTGTTCTCCTAAAAGAAACTGAATAGTCGGTTGCCCGTTATAATAACTTAATTTGCCATCGCTAGTGATATTGCTAGGCACGATTTCTTGATGCGTGGAATAACTTGTCATTTTATTTATACTTATTCCAAATAAAAATTTTAAACACTCTTAAATTTAAAAAATCAATATTGTTTCCAATTTGGCAACAATTTAAACAACAACAGAAATAGCATTTCCACTGATTACAATGCGACGAAGGTGGGCACACCAAACATTCCAAAGTTTATTTTTAGCAGGAGGGGTAGTTTCCTGATACTCAACCTGAAGTTGGAAATCTTTGCCCCTAGTATCATAGACTCCGTCTTGGAGAGACAGGGCACGTCCAATAATAAAATTCTTTTGGAAATTTAGCATAGAATGAGGTTTAATTCCTGCCATCACAAGTGCCTTTTCTAACTCAACTAAAGGTTGCTGGTCAACACTTCTCTTAGAAGAAATCTTGCTACATTTGACCTTGCGACTAGGATTTAATTTCCCATCATAGAATAGCTGATACTGGGAGATGTGGTCGCTAATTCCAACAAGACCAGGGCGAGCACTATGATTTGCCATCGTTGCGACTCCATCTTCATTTCTGTCATAATATTCTATTTCTGTGCCTTCTGCTCGCATAATATCTCGCTGAGTGTAAACAGTCGCATCTGTTGGAACTGCTAAAACAGATTTCGCCCGAGACTGGACTAGGGGCACTCTTAGAGTTGTGAGTTTTTCACTAGAAATCTGTGAAGTTTTGTAATTAGTAAATGATAGGAAATCATAATTCATTGCCCCGCCTTCCTTCATCATAGATGCTAGTTTCGCCTTGTATCCATCGGGCATCATAACCTGCTGAACAATAAATTCACAATCAGTTAATTTGTAAGTTGGTTTCCAAGCAGCAGCAGTAGCATTTGCTATAGAAGTATCTAAAAGAACAGTATTAGCATCCATACTATTGGTTGGAGAATATTTATTGACAAGTGTTATTTTAACACAATTGCGAGTCCCTGCTAAATATTCTATTTCCTTGATTACTCCGTGAGCATCGCCAAGAACGGACGGATTGAGAGTATCAGTATCACTATCAATAAATGTAATATGCTGTCCAACACAAAAGGGAATTTGGCTTCCACCATCAGCGACATTAATAGCCATCGTGTTATCACGTCTAATATAAAATTCATCAAACGCTGAAGCATTACCAACGGACGAACCGATTGGGTAAACAGTGGCATTATTCGGGTCAGCAGGGTCAGCAGTATCACTAGCATTAAACGACAAGCAAATGGGATTTGCCATCAGTTTGCGCCTGCGAGAAACTGTATCTAACTGATGAATACAATGTTTAGCATCTTCTAAAATTAATTCTACAATTAGACCCTCGGTTAAACCAACTGGGAATACCTTATCATTTGAGAAGATGCCCGTATTCAGGGGCAATAGACATTTTGCTTTCTTAAATCCCGGTTCAGCGGCAGAAGCATCGCGCTTACCAGGGGCAGTTGGAGCAGCGAAGTAAGGATTGTTATTAAGGTTATTTTGCGTGTCGCTGCGAAGACCCATCGTAGAGCGATTACGATTATCATAATAAACACAGCCTTCAGTGAGAGAACGCTTCTGCCTAATAGTATCATTTAATTCATAATCATATTTAACAGCAGTTAAAACATTGTAATTTTGGTATTCCTCAAGTAAAACGCGACCTGCCCCTCCGGAATAGACCCTCAAATCCCTGATTAAAACCTGCCCACCCAGCTGACCATCTAACTGAAGGAAAAGTGGATTGCTTGTGTTAGAGATTTCCACATCAAATTTTAGGTAAGATTCCTTTGGTTGGAAAAAATCAATAGATGCTGGGATATGAAATTCTACTTTCTGTCCCGGGTCATAATCTAATCCGTGCTCTGCGGGAACCGCAATCTGCTGTTGTCCAATTGGTATTTTATCCTCGCTTGTCCAAAAATTTGCCATTCTATTTTATAATAAATAAAAACAAATAAAAAATATATTAAAAAATCAAAAAGTTGCCAATTTGGAAACAATTATATATTTGCTAAAGGATTGTGAGATAGATTCCCAACAAATCCTAAACTTGTGAATGCTTCTCCTTGAGGTAAAGCAGTATCACTTAATTTGGGTGCTTTAGTGCTATCAGTTGACCCATCGGCGTTAATTCCTACCTTTTTATTATCTGTTTTTTGGTCTTCATAATCACCGATAACACCTGTAATTGCCCCTGCTAAACTTACTGCCCCTGCTAAAGGAACAAGTAATCCTCCAGTGAATGCCGATGCGACATCCAGCGCCGAACCTGCTTCAGTTAGTCTTTCTCCCCACTTATCTGTAGAAGATTCTGCGACTCTGTTTCCCTGAGCATCAACACGAGTGTAAGCAGATTTGCCCCCTGTTTGGACTAAACTATCAATCTCTTTACCAGCATCAAGAAATCCACCAAATGCCCCTGCTGCTTTTCCACCGACTACACCTAGTGCCTCACCACCTCCCGCTTTAACAAGACCTTTTTGGACAATTCCTTCTAATCCTGTTAATCCTTCACCGCCAGCATCAGCAGTTTTTAAAGCATCAAATGTTGCTTTTGTTGGAAGAGATGTGCCCCCAAATGCTTCATCTGCCCCTGAAACAAAACCCGATAATGCCCCTTTTACACCTGCCCCTGTCGTTCTTGCCCCTCCTGCTAAAGCACCACCTAAAGTTCTTGCCCCTGATGCTAAACTACTTTCACTTGATAGTGCTTCTCCTGACTGCGTGATTCCAGCGGGATTTAAATCTCTCGCTGATAATAATAATCCTTCTCCAGCTTGTGCGCTCTGTGCTGCTACACTTGTTTGGACTCCCGCTACTGCCCCTGATGCTGCCCCTTTTACTCCACCAAAGATTCCTTTTCCTGTTGTAATAACTTGCTGAATATCACTGACATTTTCAGCAGTATCTTTTTCCGTTGCTGTATTATCTGCCCCTTTTGTTGATTTTATTATTGCGTCAAATGCGTCTTTTCTTTTCTTAAAATTTGCTTGCCGATTTTCTCTTTCTAAAGCAATTTGTCCGTGTAATGAATTCTGCTCCATCACAGCATTTGATATCCCATACATATCTGACATTGTTATTTATATTAAATATAATTTATTTTTTTTCTTCGCTTAATTCTAAATCTTCATTATCTTCTAATGTTTGAATATCACCAATGATTTTTTCTCCCTCCGCTATTAATTCCTCAAAACACTTGTATGCTTTCGGTGGATTACTTTGGAAATCCATATGAAGAAAACAATATTTATCAGGAGTTGCTTTTTTATAAATTTTTAACCAATTATCTGCCCCTCCAAAAACATCTCCGTATTCCTCTGCCATCTTACCTAACTCTTTTTGATTAGGGAAAGGACTGCCTACTAATACATTTGTAGCATTCTGCCTTATGATAGGACTACAAGAACGGAAATTTTGTGAACTAATAATTAATAATCTAATATTAAAATGCCTAAAACGAGATGCTAAATGATTGATTCTAGCTTCTCTGCGAATACTTCCTAAACAATCATCAAGAATAACTGCGATATCAGGTTGGTCTTCTTTTTTAAAAGATTTTTGTTGATTTACTATTCCATCAATAATACTATCATCATAACTATCGTGAGTATTAAATGCTTTCTTTAAAAATCTACTAGTGATATCATTTGCGATTGTATTACTAATAATAGTTGTTGTGTGGAAACGCTCTTGAGCATCATAGAATCCCATTTGACTATCTCCTAATAAAAGATTAGAAATAATCGTAGATTTTCCAGTGCGCACAGGACTTATCATTAAGAGGAGCGCTCCTCCACCAGGTCCCGCAATTTGAGGGAGATGCGGATGTATTGGAGGGTGGTGGTCGCTTCCTTCATCTTCCAGCGGAACCACAGGCATAATTTTTGGCACATTCCCGACTTTTCCCATTCCTGCT